AATTCAACTGCTGGCAGCGGCACTCTTACGACCACGCCAACCACTTTTGTTTCTTTGCCTTTTACAACTTCCGGCGGTAATGTTGTTGTGACACTTAGCGCCATTGCCACGTTGCAAAACACATCCTTATCATCCATTAGCGATGAAATTGTAGTGTCGGTTTATAGAAATTCAACTTTATTGTATTCGGCTGGCATTAACATGAATGCTCAACCTAGTCAATCTACGTCATCAGTTCCCGGAGCAACTTTTGTTGACAACCCGCCATCAGGAACCAATACTTACGTTTTTAAAGCCAACAGTATCTACGGCTCATATCCTTTTACTATTAGTGGATGTTATTTAGTTTTGCAAGAATTTAAGCGGTAAAATTTCGCAACACTACACGACAAGATTCGTAGCCGCGCGAGACAGCGTGGAGCGTCACTACCAGAGTTTTGGGAACATTGCATAAACGCAGAAAGTGTAGGGTAAAGCCATCGCTGCCTTCAATCAAAATACAATTTATCAAGTATCGGGTTTTTCTAATCCTTGCATATCCGGCGAACTTGTCTGGAATCAAGCGACATACTGGAATCTAGCATTCACCAACCAAGCTGGCGCACCCGTCGATTTGACCGCGGCCACAATCAATGCCCAAATCGTTCGGCGCGAGGTTTCCAACCTGCAAGACACCCGCACAGGCTTGTCTTTTAGCATCGCGGACTATTCGCCCACGCCCACGCCCATCACTTTGAACATTGTCAATTTGAACGCATCGGCTGGCACTTTTACGCTGGTGATTGACGATTCCACATGGTCTTTGGTGTCAAGCGACCCTGAGTTGGAAATCAACGCACAGAATCCAGTTTGTTTTTCTGGCCGCATCATGGTGAATTTCCCCGCAATTTCCGGCGGTAATCCCGCTGACGATGCCGTGATTTTTCTTTTGTTCTTGGTCCGTTCCGACGGTATCGTGGTGGTTTAAATGCAATTAAATTTAACAGTCCAAAACGCAAACAGCATCGTTTGCCAAGTTGTTCCCACGCCCACGCAAACCATTAACATCGACCGCGGCGTCACGGGCAATGGCATTGCGTCGATTGTTCCGGTCACCATCGCAACGTTCCAATACTTGCAGATTACTTACACCAACGGAACGGTGGTTGACGTTGGGCCATTGACATCCACGGCTTACACGGCCACATCGCCCATTGTCATCACGGGCAACACCATTTCGCTGTCTACGGTTCAACCGCAACAAGGCGGCACAGGCGCGGCGGGAACGCTGACGGGTTACGTTTACGGCAACGCCACGGGCGCGATGACCGCATCAACGACCATTCCCAACACGGCCATCACAGGCTTGGGAACGATGTCCACGCAAAATGCCAACAATGTGGCGATTACAGGCGGGACAATCCAAGGCGTTGCGCTGACCATTGACAGCATTCAAAGCACCCCTATCGGCTCGACCACGCCATCCACAGGCGCGTTCACCACGCTATCGGCATCCAGCACCGTTTCTGGCACAGGCTTTTCAACTTATTTAGCAAGTCCACCCGCAATCGGCGGCACAGCGGCCAACACCGCAAAGTTCACCACGCTGGCAGTCACGGGCCTGACGGGTTACACATACGCCAACGGTTCGGGCAATTTGACCGCATCGACCACGATTCCGAATGCTGGTTTGGCGAATTCAAGCCTGACAGTCAATGGCGTTTCGATTGCCCTTGGCGCGTCGGGAACCGTTACGGCGGCGGCTGGCACTTTGACCGGAACAACCTTAAATTCCACGGTGACGGGTTCGTCATTGACAAGCGTCGGCACTATCACGACGGGAGTTTGGAATGCGACGCCAATCACCAACAGTTTCTTGGCGAATTCTTCTATTACGGTCAATGGTACTAGCATTGCTTTGGGTGGCAGCGGAACGATTACTGCCGCGACTACCAGCACCCTTACTATTGGTTCTGGATTATCTGGCGGCTCATTCAACGGCTCTGCCCCTGTAACCATCGCAAACACGGGCGTTTTGACGTTTTCCGGTGGAACAACGGGGCTTACCCCCAACACGGCCACAAACGGCGCGATAACCCTTGCCGGAACGCTTGCAGTCGCCAACGGTGGAACGGGCGTCACATCATCGAGCGGCGCGAATTCGGTTGTTTTGCGCGATGCAAATGGCAACGTCACGACCAATTGCTTGTTTGAAGGCTACACAAGCCAAGCGGCGGGAACGACCATCACGCTGACGGCATCGTCGGTTCAGAATTGGGCCATTACGGGTTCGGGCGGTCAAACTATCCAATTGCCCAATGCGACCACGCTACCCGCTGGCGCGACTTTCACGTTCAACAACAATCAATCGAGCGGCACAATCGTTGTCCAAAACAATTCGGCCACCACCATCGCCACGGTGCAATCGGGTTCGTATATCACGGTTGTTTTGCTGAGTAATTCCAATGCTGCTGGTTCTTGGGATTATCACAATTCGCCGCCTTCCAATGCGTCATGGTCAACCAATACGTTGAATTGGGCGGGTTCTTATACCAACGGCACATGGAACGGCAACGCTGTCGGCGCAATCTACGGCGGCACAGGTCAAACCGCAGTCACCACAGGCGATTTGCTTTACGGTTCGGCATCGAACACTTGGTCGCGGCTTGGCGTTGGTTCTACGGGTCAAATCTTGCGCGTTGCTGGCGGCGTTCCGACTTGGGGCGTTGACTACACGGGAACCGTCACCAGCGTTGCGGCCACCGTTCCGTCGTTCTTGTCGATTTCTGGTTCGCCCATTACAACCAGCGGCACATTGGCAATCGGTTATTCCGGGACAGCTTTGCCCACGGCCAACGGCGGGACGGGTTTAACCAGCTTTACGGCAAATCAGGTTTTCTACGCTTCCAGCACATCGGCATTTGCACAATCCAGCAATTTGCAATTTGATGGCTCAAAGTTGACCCTTGCCAATGACGCCTCTATCCACGGACTGACTGTGGGTCTGGGGGCTGGTAGTGTTTCTACAAATACTGCTGTGGGTGCTAGTGCTTTGGCGGCTAATACGACAGGTGCTTATACAACTGCCGTAGGTTGGAACACGCTTAATGCCAACACAACTGGTGGCGGCGCACCTAACAGTGCATTTGGATATAACTCGCTTGCTCTGAACACCACAGGTGGCTACAACTTTGGTGCGGGTGGCAATTCGCTGTATTCAAACACTACTGGTAACTACAACACTGGGCTTGGTATGCAAGCCCTCTACTCCAACACCACAGCCTCCGACAACACAGCGGTCGGCTACCAAGCAGCTTTTAGCAACAGCACAGGCACACGAAATGTAGCCGTTGGCCGTGATGCCTTGCATGAAACTTTGTTGAATGACAACACAGGTGTTGGTTATCGTGCTGGCTATTTGACGACAAGCGGTCAATACAACACATCGCTTGGCTCTCAAGCCCTCTATTCCAACACCACAGCCTCTAACAACACTGCTGTAGGGTATCAGGCGGGGTATAGTAATACAACTGCAAATAGAAATACTTTGTTTGGTTATCAGGCAATGTATTCGGGCACAACTGCGGAAGCAAATACAGTTATTGGACACAGTGCTGGAAATGCAATAACAACCGGAAGTAACAACACTTTAGTTGGTGGACGCAGTGACTCTGGCATAAATACTGGTGCTGGCTTTGCTTTAACCACGGGGGGTTATAACAATTTATTTGGTGGGTCGGCTGGTGGAGCTATAACCACAGGTTCAAAGAACACTATCCTTGGTAATTACTCAGGCAACCAAGGTGGCCTAGACATCCGCACAGCCTCCAACTACATTGTTCTTTCTGATGGGGATGGGAATCCACGAGCCAACTGGACAAGCACGGGGAATATGGTCAGCGGTGCTGCTACACCGATTATTAGCGGCAACAACTCTTTCCAGTTAAGTCATGCTTCAAACTATATTTTTGAAATGGGTAATACGGCCAATACTGGGCAAGAAGGTTGCTTGACCACATTGATGACATCGGCTAACAATGCTACAACTTCATATCACTACGCCAGCTATTGCTCATCATCGTCATCTCTTGCTTATTCAACTCTGGTGTTTGGTGTTTTAGGTAATGGCAACGTCAAAAATGCCAACAACAGCTACGGCGCTATTTCTGACATCAAAGTTAAGCAAAACATATCGTTGTCTGGCTCTCAGTGGAACGACGTTAAGGCGCTTGGTGCATTAGTTAAAAAATTCAGTTTGATTTCTGACCCCACCAATACAATGCAAATTGGTTGGGTTGCTCAAGACGTTCAAACTGTTTCGCCCGGACTTGTTTATTCCACGCCAGACCGAGATGAAAATCATGAACTGACTGGAACTTCAACGCTGGGCGTTAACTATTCAATAGCGTACATGAAAGCGTTTAAGGCACTAAGCGAAGCGCAAGTCCGAATTGAAACACTGGAATCCACCATTGCCCAAATGCAAGCGGCCCTTAAAGCTGCTGGTATCGCAGGCTTCTAACCCCCGAAAGGAAATCTCATGTCAACCTCATACACTTGGACAGTTACCTCCATGCAACAATGGCCTAGCGGCACAAACGCTGGCTACGTTGTGAACGTCAACTGGCTGCTTACTGGCACTGATGGCACTCACACTGCTGATATCGGTGGCAACACCCAATACCCCGTTACTGACGCACAAGCTGGTTTTGAACCCTATGCAAGCTTGACTGAAGCTCAAGTTATTGGCTGGGTGCAAGAGTCTCTGGGCGCACAAGGCATCGCCAACTTTGAAGCGAATGTGCAGGGTCAACTGAACAGCTTGGCTAATCCCCCTGTGTCGCCAATTACGCAACCTTTGCCTTGGGCTGCGGCATAATACTCACGCCAACTTTCTGGCAATTTTTAACAGGAAAATACATCATGACCGAACAAGCCCAACCCGCATCGAAAACCCAAGCCTTCATCTATTCTGCCGACTTGGTGAATGCGACTTTGCAATACTTGGCGACTAAGCCTTACGGCGAAGTGGCGAACCTGATTGCTGGTTTTAATCAACCAATCGACCCTTCCACCATTCAACAAGCCGCCGCCGAAGCGCCGCCCGAAAGCTGATAAATGGACAATCCAGTTACGCACGAACAAATTTATGCGCGTCTTTGCGCGATGGAATCCAAGGTTGACACAATAGAGTCAAACACAAAGGACATCATCGAAGCATTTAAGGCGGCGCAAGGCGCGGTGAAAGTGTTGAACTGGATTGCGTCCCTTGCAAAGCCAATCGGCATCATCACTTTGGTGACGGGCGCGATTATGGTGGGATGGCATAACCTGACGGGGAAATAATGGTTGACCCAGTAAGCATCGGCCTTGCGCTATCGGGCATTCAGAAAGCGGTAAAACTTGTCAAACAGGCCAGCCAGACTGTTGACGATGTTGCTTCCCTTGGGCCGGTACTAGGTAATCTCTTTTCTGCAAAAGAGAAAGCCGTTCAAGCCGTTGATGCGGCTAAGAAGTCTGGCAATGCCAGCAACATGAGTGTTGCCATCCAAGTCGAAATGGCTCTGGAGCAAACTCGTCAGCTTGAATCAGAGATGCAGATGCTGTTCATGCAAGCTGGCAAGGTTGACGTTTGGAACAAGATTAAAGCTCGCGCTGGCGAAATGGACAAAGCGGACAAGTTTGCCGAACAAGCTGCCAAAGACCGCGCAAAGAAACAAAAGGAAGAACAAGAAGAGTTCTTTATTATTGGTCTTGTTATTGTTTTGCTGATTGTGTTTGGTTATGTAGGCTATCTGTTTGTACAGGAGAGTGTTGACTATGCTAAAAAGACTAGCCATCCTGTTCACCATCGCAATTAGTGGGTGTGGCGACCAATATCGCTACCATTGCCAGGATCCCAAACATTTCGGGGACGAGCAGTGTAAGAAACCTGCTTGTGAGTTTGCTCAAACCTGTCCTGACTATTTGATAGCCCCTATTCTGGAGAAGAAACTTGAAGGAAATCCTCCTAGCCCTTCTAACCCGCCATCCGGATCAGCAGCGACTAACTGCCGATGAGATAGATACCCGTGTACGGGCGTTTGTCATCATCATGGTGACGTTGATCTTTGGTTTCATCACGATTGCGCTGCTTTACAGCGTTACGTTCGTGACACAGCCTATGAAGGCTATGGCTCCTATAGACCAAGCCTATACAAAGATGCTGAACGACATTGTTTTGTTGATTGTTGGCGGTATTGGCGGCATTCTGACTAAAGGCATCACCACAGAAGCATCCAACATGATTACAGCGGCCAAGAACAACACCGCTGCCTACACACCGCCACCGCCGCCGCCACCAGCACCCGTGGTAATGATGACGCCAAGTTGGACACCACCACCTACACCACAAAGCCCACCCACACTGGAAGCCGAACACGAACGCGAACGCATGGCGCAAGCTAGGGCAGAGGCGCAACCATGATTAGTTGGTTCTTTGAAGGGTTGTTTTACTACCTCGCACTTTTAGCGTTTATCGCAGGTTTGGCACTATACGGCGTTAGTTATTTTGCCAAATTGTTGCCGGTTATTGCTGCTTACGCATTGATGATGCAAATTGGCGGCATGGTTATGGCCGTTGGCGGTGGGTATTTTGTGGCAGACCATAAAGGATACGAACGGCGCGTGGCAGAAGATAAAGCCGAAATTGACAGGCTAAACGCTGAAGCGCGGGAAAAAGAAGTTCAAATGGCGCAAGCCATCAAAGAAAAGACAGCAGCATTAAGGAAAGCTACCAATGCAATCAATCAAAAACGGTCTGATACTTTTAAGCGCATTGATTCTGGCGAATTGCGGTTCCCCACCAGTTGTTCCGTACAAGCCGATTCAAGTACCGGAACTACCGGCGGAAATCCAAGCAATGGAACCGAATCTGAGCGACAAGCTGTTAAAGATATTGTCACCATCGCAGCAGAAGGCGACATCGCCATCACCAGACTTAACGCCTGCATCGCCCAATACAACAACGTCCGCGAAACCATAAACGCTGGTGTGAAATGATTACAGCGGCACAACTTCACGCACTTGGAATCGGCCCGGAATGGGAAGAACCGCTAAATGCTACATTTCGTCGGTTCATGATTGATGATGTGCGTAAACAAGCGGCGTTTATTGGGCAGTGTTCCCACGAATCCGGCCATTTCCGCAAGCTGGAAGAAAACCTAAACTATTCTGCGGAAACTTTGCAACGGCTATTTGGCCATAAGTTCAAACCAGAAGAAATCCAGCAATACGCGCACCAACCGCAACGCATCGCCAACAGGATTTATTGCAACCGCATTGGCAACCGGGATGAAGCATCCGGCGATGGATGGCTTTATCATGGCCGTGGTGTGATTCAACTCACAGGCCACGACAACTTTTGGCATTTTGGGCAATCAATTGGCATAGATTTTGTTCATAACCCTGTCCCGGTTTCACAACCACTTTATGCGGCCCAAAGCGGTGGTTGGTTCTGGGTTACACATGGGTGCAATCCATTGGCAGAGGAGGAAAATTGGGAAGGTTTGACGCGCCGAATCAATGGCGGGACATTTGGCTTGGATGAACGGGTGCATTTAACCCGGCAAGCCCTGCAAGTGTTGTCGTAAAAAGGTGGAAGCCCTCAATTTGGCCTTTTAAATTCCATGCGAGAAAGCCAAAAAACCGCATGGTTCGGCATCCTTGAAAGTTGGCTTAACAGGCTTCCAAAAGACAACTGCGGGTCAAATCATAAGCAAAGATTGGATTTTTTGTTCCAGTTCTTGCAAAAATAATTTGACTTCAGTTTCTAATTCGGCCACATACACCGGGTCAAACGGGACGCGCTGAATGTAAAGCTGCAAGCGTTCTGGCACTCGCGGGTCATACGAAACAAAATCCACCCATTTGCGTCCGGTACAGGCCATTTGCCATTGCATTTGGTCATGATACTTTTTAGGGTATTTTTTGTTGATGATGGTGTCGAAATGGTTGGCCGAATTCGGGCATTTGATTTCTATCGCGCCATCATCCCCGACAAGGCCATCAGGCGAAGCGCCAGCGCGTTCAATTGTTGGGTGGGATATATACCCCACTTCATCGACCATCACGTCCTTGGCTTGCTCATACGCCGCCCGCGCAAATGGTTCTTGCATCGTTCCCCATTTCATGGCGTCGTTGGTGAAGGATTCTTCAACCGTTCCGGTCAATCGTTCGCAAAGCAATTGGCTCATGTAATTGGCGCGGGATGTGGAATAACCTGATTTGGTTTTGGCTACGATGTCCGAAATGCGCGAAGCTGTGACGTTGCCGCATCGGGCGGCGAACCACTCTGGTGAACCTTGAATCATATTGCTGCTTTTTTGCGGTCTTTAAGGTCGAGAATTTGATTTTGAAGCTGGATGTTACCGCCAGCAAATTTGAGCGCGGAAAAGTAAGCCGTTTTCAATTCATCGTGCGTTCGGGCGTTTTCCATATTGGCAAGATATGGCGTCAAGTCGGCCAATGATGGTCCGCCGCTGACCTGGTGGTTGTCGATTTCCACATCAATGGCTTCCGTTGGGATGCTGAAGGCTTGGAAACAAGCGTATTTGTAAGCCGTGGACATTGCTTTGTTGGTGGCCTTGTCGGACGAATCCATTGCTTCACCAAACGTTTTGACGATGTGTTTTGAACCATCTTCCACGCTGACGAAATCGAATTCAGCTTCCACGGTAACGTAGAAAAGAACCTTATTGCTGGCGCTGACCCGTTCCGCGCAGGTTCGGTTTAAAACCCGCGGCAAAATGCAAAGCCCATGTTTTGGCAGCAATTCGGCCAAGGCGTTATAAACGTCATCGATGCCACGGAAATGGTAGATTGAACCAGAATCGGTTTTGCGGTTTTTGGCAATGCCACGCACCGACAAAGCGGCTTGCACGTCGCTGATTGCTTTATAAACTTTCATTGCCGTGTCCCCGAATAGAATTCTGATTCGCAAAGGTCATCCAAGCGCATGAAAGCGTCCATCAAGGGGTCTTTTGTGGCCTTGACCACATCCGCGCTGGCTTGATTCAACAAGCTCATTGTGCTGGCGATAAGCTGTCGGGCCACGAATGGCGTGATGTCTGAATCTTCAATTTGCCGAAGTTGGCTTAAAACGCCATAAAGCGTTCGGTTCGTGTGGTCCATTGTCATGTCCTGTTTTGTTGATGGGACGTTCATTGTATAGTAAACTGAACGGATGACAAAAGAAATTGCAATTAAATTGGCAGGTGGGTCGAACGCATTGGCGCGACTGTTGGGCATCACAAACGGCGCGGTTTCGCAATGGAAGGC